ATTTTTACTTGTCAAATGAATTAATTCACCTTCAATAATTGTGTTATTAAATCCCTTAATTGTTTTATTAATTTTTTTTACATTTAAGTTAGTAGAAATTAAATATACATTTTCTTCAAAAATAAATAATTGATATTTTTCACCATCTGCTTTATCCGTCACACTATATTTATTTGGAATTTTATCTATAACGTGATTAACTTCGGCTGATATAGGTTGCATAGAGTATAAATTTAATGAGGAATCACTTGATAAACCATATGTAATCTTTTTATAGTTTTCAATAATGTTTTTCATTTCATCTTTTGAAATTAATTTATTTGTTCCTTCCATTACTTGTTTAATTTTTTCTATTTCTTTCATTAACATATCAAAATGTTTATCTGTTGGTTTAGTTCCCATAAAATCTATTTCTAATTCATAACTTTTTGATACAAATTGTAAATCATTTGGATTTTTAGAACTCTTTACTATAGTTAAATCTATTTGTGCTTTCTCATCTTTATCATCTAATAATATCAAACTAAATCTTTGTTTGTATCTATATAATATTTTATCCGAATCACCTATTGGTACATTAGATAATTCTTTTAATTTCTTTTCATTAATTGGTTCTTCTACTGATTTTCTTATTCTTATATCAAACGAATCAATATCTACTATATTTTTAGGGTCTTTCATTTTATTGATAAATTTGAAATTTTCATCTTTTGAAAATTGTGTTACTAATATTGAAAAAATTATATTATTTTGTCTAGTATGTACTAAATTCAAAATTTTATTAATTGATTCCATTCCTGTTATAGTAATTCTATAATTTTTTTGATTTTCATAACTATAACTAATATCTAATGATTTTTCTTCAACTAATTTTAATTTTTCATCGTCACTCCTCCAACGTAAATACTTAATAACATCCATCCATTTTACAATAGATAATGTATTGTCTGATTTATAATTGTTGAACATAATTTCAAACTCTTCATTTTTCGCTACTTTATTGAAAATTGACTTAACTTGTGTAAGGACACCTGATGAGAACATTATATTTATTAAGATTATAATTCCTTAGATTGAATTATATTTTGTGTCAATTTTTATTTGTAAAATTTTTATTTGGAACAAATACAAATTAGTTATACTAATTTTTTAAATTTTTTCTAAGTGAACATAATGATAACCTATTTAAAATATTTAGAATTATTAGATGAGAAAAATATAGTATTATATGATTTTCAGAAAAGAATATCATATTTTAGATTAAATAATTTTAAAAATATTCAAAACGGTGGAGGAACAGAAAATAATATTATTAAAATAAATAATTTAGAAACATATCAATTAGAAAAAGTAATATTTGATTTATTAGAAAATAAAACAGATATGATTAACTATTATTTAAAATAGGGTATTAATTTATTAATTTTTTCCAGGCATCAATTCTAACTTGATAAATTTTTCTCATTTCATTATTTATTTTATCATATTCTTGTTTATTACCTAAGAACTTAGTATATAAATCATCTTTTTCATTTTGAATTTTATCTATTAAAGTATTAATATCATCGTTAATTGTTTCATTACTATTAAAATTATACCCAAAAAAGTAAAAAGTATTTTTTGTTCCCCATGTGTTTAATGATTTCCACAATTTATAATTTTTAAAATAATTTCCTAATATATTTATTAAATTAAATGCTAAATTAATGTTTTTCATTGTCATATTTATAATTAAACTACCGTCTTCATTTAAATTACCTAATATTAAATATAAACTTTTTAATATTAGTTCAATATTCAATTTGAAAGCTTTTTTTGCATCTTGTTGATACGAAACACAAGAAGCAATACCTAAATCAACTTTCTTTTTTATTTCTAATTTATATTTTTTTTCTAAAATGTTTTTATATATTTTTTTAAATTTATCATTATCTAATTCAAATTCTACACCACCTTCATCGGGTGGTAAACTAATACCAATACCAGTTGTAATTGGAAATGTATCCATTATAATTTTGGAATAAACACCAGGTGCTGAACAAATATCTAAGAAAAAATTTATTTTTAAACTTTTACCTTTATTAAAATTATCTATAATTTCTTGTCCAATTAATTCTAATTCTTTTGTATTTTCTACAAACTTACCGTCATTTACTCTCTCAAAAGTATCTAATTTATAATTTTTCTTCGCAAGATTTCTCATATAATTAAAACCTTTATCTTTGGAAGGATCCATTATAATTAAATTACATTTTAATTAAAGTAAGTTTATAAAATTTTTAAAAATTAGTATAAATAATGGAAATAACAGATTATTATTATAAAATTCTTGATTTAGACTATAATGCTTCTTTACAAAATATCTATGATGCATATAATTCTAAAATTGAAAAATATCGCAATTTACCTTTTTTAAATGTAACACAAAAAGCCGAAGTTAAAGAATTAAAAAAGGCAAAATTTTTATTAGGCAATGAAGATTTTAGAAAAGTTTACGATTCTGCTATTAATAAAAAAAATAAAGAAACTACTAAGATGAAAGAATGGGAAAAAACTTATTCTAAAAAAGAAAAAGTAAATTCTCAGTTAGTAAGTGATAGGATATTTAGTATGGCTGGTATTACGAATGTCCCTCAAAAAAATTTAGATCATGATAGATCATTTTTTACAGGTGCAAATGATAATGAAAATTTGGCTCCCTTTTAAAATTATATAATTTTTATCTAAAATTATATAATGAAATGCGATATTTTAAAAAATAATACAATAAATGATAAAGATTTTTTAAAATTAATGACAGTTCACCATAAAGCTGCTGTTGATATGAGTAAATTAATTAGTAAAACATCAAAGAATGATATAATTTTAGATTTTTCTAGAAAAATTATATTTAATCAATCTAAAGAAATTTATCTAATGAATACTTTATTAACTGATACGGAGCTTTTAATAAATAATAATAAAACTATAAATAAACCATTAAATAATATTTTTGAAAATCATTATCCTTACGTATTTAAAAATTTAAAATGTGACGAATCTCATTTTAATTTTAATAGTCATAAGAATCATAATATGAATGATTATGAATATGTAAATCATATGATATCCCATCATAATACTGCATTATTATTGTCAAAACTTATAATTGAATCTACAAAAAATTCACAATTATTAATACTTGCTCAAACAATTAATATGGATCAATCAAAAGAAATATTTGAATTATATTTTCTTAAAAAATCATTAAAAAATCATTGGATGAATAAATTCGTCCCTTTCAAAGATTTTAAAAATTAATGGACATTACTCTGAATTTGCTAAAATATCAACTATATTTAATTCAAACATTAAATCAGGATTTTCTTCTAATATCTTATTTACTGCTTTTAATCTTTTTTCAACTGGTGTTCCTTTACTTTTTCTCGAAAAATACTTGACTCTATATTCCAATTTTAATGAACGATTTTTCTCTAGAATTGTATCATTAGCTCCTTTTATCCATCCATAAAATACCCAATTACCTAATCCTTTTTTTGCTTTTGTATATTTTGCACCACCTACTAATTCTCCATTATGTTGACGTAATCTTCTCTTTGGATTATTAGTGATACCAACATAAGTGCAACTATTTTCAGTATTATAAAGTAAATAAATAATATAATTATTAGACATTAATTATATTATAACTTATATTTTTTCTATAAATGAATTAGTTTTATTAATAAAATTTCATATATTTTATTTAACTGATGTAAGCCTTCTTTGGTCCACTTCCGTCAACATTTTTGGGGTTCTTGTTAAATCTGTAGAATGTACCAGAAATATCAACAGCCTTGTCTGCATCAGTATTCTCAATCTTTAACTCGTAGTTCTTGAGAGGACCCTCCTTGTTGAGGAGGAGGTCCATTGACTCCTTGGTATCAATAGTCAAGTCACCATAACCAATAGGCTCCTCACCTTTAGTTCCAAAGAGATAGTTGTCACCGCGGCGGTAAAGTTTGAAATAGAGAACAATACCTCCAGTCTTTTGCTCTACGTGTTCAGAAATGAGCTTCTTGAGGGCAGTGTAATCGTTCTTGTTGTTCAAACCCTTGATTGTGAAAAAGATTTGATATCTGGAAAATTTAACTTTCAAGTCAGAGTTTTCCTTTTGTAATTTGGCAAAATTGGATACAGAGTTCTCAATAGTGTCAAAAGTTAAGAAATAAGAACCATTCTTGGTTGAGAAAGAGTTCTTTAATCCAGTTAAGCCAGTTACAACAGATTCATTAATAGATGAACCATTTGATGCAGGTGACACTAATAGAGTGCGTCCAGGTTTAACTACTTTATTTCCATCATTTCCCTCTTCGTGTTCCTCCACTTTCATTTCAATTTGTTTCTTAGATTCAACTTTCTTCTCAGGTTTCTCGCTTTTTTCCATCTTCTTCTCCGATTTCTTATCGTTGCTTGAATTATCTTTCTTAGGCATTAATATAATAAATCTTAACTCTTTAAATGATTATCAATCAATTTTTTTCATTTACTCTATATAACGATTTTCAATAATATCCCCTTATTTCCTTCATTATATTGTTAATTAATAAAGATAAATGGTTGTATTTACTCATATTAATATTCGGTATTTTTGAAGCTTTTTTGTTTTTTGATTCGAATATATCTTGATTATTTTCAATATGTCTATAAATAACATATCTTAAAATAATCTCCATAAATTCCTTAAAATATGTTATTTTAATAATTGAATTAAATTTTGGTTCAATTAATGTAAGTAAATAAAAATTATATATATCATTTAATAAATATGCATTGTTATTTATAATAACAAAATGAACATTAAATTTTGAAACTATATTTTTAATACTATTTATATCGTGGTCAGGGATTCTTTTGTATTGAAAAACTAACCTAGATATTTCAGGTATTAATTCAGTATAAAGTGGTCCCTTATTTAAAAATTTCTTAATTAGTTCAGGTAAAAATAATACATCGTATAAAGAATATCTAAACAATTCAGTAGACATTTTATGAATATTTATATGAATTAAATAAATTGGTCCCATTTTGACTTCTATTTTTTCTAAATCTTTAATTTTTTGATTTGTAATTATCTTATATTCCTCTAATAAAAAATAAATAGAACATTTTTTAATTTCATTTTGTTGAATATGTGCATACTCGCATAAATATTTTGTATCGTATAAATTTTTACAAAAATTATTTATATTAGTTGGTGTTTTTAATACTTGATCAAATAAATATGGTATATCTAATGATTCGCCTCCATGTAAAATTTTAATTATATAAGGATCAGTTAATAATTTAATAAGTGTTGTACAGTCTTCTTTATTTAATTCCGGTGGATAGAAAATAAAAATGGTTCCTTCATTTGTATCATCTTCTAAATTTATTTGAAAAAGAGCTATATCTTTACTCAATTTTTGAACACGATTAAATTCAAAATCACAGCCTATAAAATGTTTTATTGTTGGATTCTTATTTTGCTTTTCAATAAAAATTTTAAAAAATTTTATCATAATGTTTATTTTATCTTTTGAATCACATAACAATATATTATATGTTTTCCTATTTAATCCTGGATAAAATTCC